CGTTATACTGCCTGTCAAATCACGTGCAAGTACATTATTATACCCTATTGTAATAATAGGCTCCCATCCGTTGCGTGTGTAGAACGTATTTAACGCAACATTGATGATATTCTTACCAATTGTTATCAGAGGTTGACTAACAGCAGCAGCCGTAATTAATTTACCAACTGTGAGGATAGACCCTTCGTAGGTTTCTAATCGTTCCACCTCTTTACCGATGGTGATGAGCTGATTAAGTGTATAGCTAGGAGAGCCGTTAACAGTGCCAAGATTTAAAGGGGCTGTATTTAAGCGCATTTTAGCGTTCTCTACGTGCTGTTATAGACCCTGCCACTGTACATGTGGATACAGCATAGCTTATTCGTGCTACTAAATACACGGTGGTTGTTGAAGAGATGCTTATACGTCTACTTGGAACAGCTCCACCAGTTAAAAGACCAGCTGCACCTGCAGGCAACACCATGTACAAACCAGCCGCTGGTAGGGTGGCACTAGTTGTATTTATACCACCACTAGTGTAATCTGTTGTTGTGGTCCCGGCTGTTTGAGCTTGTACTGACCCGTATACATCCCAATCCCCTGCGGCTAACGATATTGATGTTACGTTAGTTAATGTACCTGATGTTATAGCCACACCTGTTACAGTGCTGGTGACAATTTGACCCACAACACCAGCAGCAGCATTACTGTTAGTTGTCACAGCTACTAATGACGCTGACGGTAACCCTGTAGCACTAGTAAGCACTAAGTTTGTTGGAGTACCTAACGTTAGTGTAGCAGCGCTTAAGTTTATTACATCTCCAGTTGTAGCTACTTTATCAGCTTTACGATCTAAGCTGTCAGCTGTCACTCTTAAATCAACTGTAGCTCCTAAGGCAAAAGCCTGTGCTGTAGTACCTTCAGCTCCACGTGTCACTGTAAATGCAGAGCCGGCAACAGATGTAACAATCATTATCTCTACTTGATTGTTTTGTGAGACTGTTACGTAAAACACCTCATTAGCTGCGATTGTCGGGAAACCTGTAACACTGGATACAGTGATTGTTGTCTGTACGTTAGTGCAAGCAATTGCCAATGTCGTACTTGTATTATTACTGTGATAGCGTCTAGTCATTATACACTCGTTTGTTGAATTGCGTTAATGTTAACGCCAATCTCTGGGGTTGATACGCTAGAGCTAACGGTGGTGATAGTGTTTGTAACTCTCATATGTATAGCGAATGCATTAGCCACTCCGCCCAGTAATGTCGTACCAACAACCAGAGCCGCCCCACCCGTAGCTGTAGCCAGCCCACCAGAGCTTGTGGCTAGCTTTATTTCCGTTACGGGACTGGTAGTACTTACTAATGTAAATACAGCCGTACCGCTTGTTGTAGTGCCGTTCAGAATGGTTCCCCATGTCGGGGCACTAGCGTCAGTAGTTCCAGCAGTGGTGCAGACATAACGATATCCGTTAGCTGTAGAAGGGATGATTGAATACCCTAAGGCATATGCAGTGGAGGCAATCCAAGCTGGTAGAATATACGTTGGAGTGAGAACAATATTATCCGTCCCGGGACTGCTAACAGCTTGTAATTGTTGTGTAGTATCTGTAGAGCCAAAGTAGTAAACGAAGTCATGATACCCATCTGATAAATCACTATTTGCTGTGATGGTGGGGGCTGTATTCGCGTACGTCGTAAGCCCAGAGTCGCTGTAGAGCTGAAATGTTAATAATGCAATTGCCATTTATATTATCCGCCTGTTGCCATTGTTTTGGCTGCTTCTTTTTGGGTTGCTTGTCTAACTGCGTTATCCATAATTGACATAGCCCCGCTAGATGTTGCAAAAGCTTTTATAATGCCGTCTTGATCGTATTTAAGTTCTACAACCACCTTGCCCGGGTCATTCTTAATGCCGTTTATATCGTTCTTAAGGAGTTCGTAGGCTGCTAACATTCCTTGGTTTGTAGTGCTGCCGTCACCCACACCTGTATATTGTTGTGAGATGGTATTTAGTGATGCTAATTTAGATTGGATTAAAGCGCTGTTTGTCTTTACGCCATCCATAAGGTCACTACGTATTTCTTTCACCAAGGAATTGAATTGTTCATCCTGCACTTCAGTTAGCGGGGATAGAATACTACTTAAATATTCTCTACCACCCATACCACCAGCCCCTAAATCCTCTTTAAGTTTGGCTGTAGCAGTGGTATTTTTAATCCCTGATAATGCAGCGGATGCTGTGTTTGAGGCATCGGTGAGTTTAAACATGGCGGAACTAGCTGCGGCAATAGCCTTAGACGCATCTTGCCCAGCGTTACCGCTTGTCATTTGATTAGAAGTCATTGGTGTAAGCCCCTGCATCATAGCTGACATAAGCCTAGGAGAGCCAGCATTTACAACACTATTAATAGCGTTTCCAGTACTCTTAATCGGTGAAGCGGTAGCACCTGCAGCATCCATTGCCAAGTCAGCGGCAGTTATAAGAGGGCCACCAAAGTTAAGGAAAGCCTTTTTCTTTAGATTATCATACTTAGTGCTTAGTTGATCTACCCGCTTATCTAACGCATCAAACCCGGACGTATCTACAGGGCCACCGATGCTGTTTAATTCATCTTTAAATCCAGTGACTCCTTGTCTAGCTAGTGCAATGGTGTCTTGGAAATTACGACCCATCATCTTTGTTCCGATGTCGATCATCTTGTATTCATCAAGCTTCTTCATCTGATCGTAGACGGCAGTTAAAGCATCCCCTGTGTCCATTAGCCTGAGCTTAGCTTGGCTAAGTCCTAGTTGACCAAATAGATTGGCTTTGCCGGGGTCTGCTAAACTAACACGTAGCTTTTTAATGCTGTTTTCTAAACTTCCAATCTCTACATCTGAGCGTTTAGCGGCGAATTCTAAGTACTGGAAATTATCAGCAGAAATACCTAACCGCTCTGCTGAAGCTGTCATCCGGTCAAGCGATTCATACCCATCTTTCAGTGTGCTAATCACTTCTCTACCAATAAGGCCGCCGGCTAAAATGCCTTTAACCTTCTCAAATGCCTTAGACACTTTTTCACCAAATTCTTTGGCAGCAGATATAGAATCACTTATCTTTGCTTTGAACTGTGCGTTGTCAGCGACAATTTTAGTTAGTAATATATTCTCTTGTGTCATTTTTTACCCGGTCTAATTGTCTGTAGGAACGCTCGCATTTTGTCTGCGTGGTACGCATCACTCTTCTCTGATTCAACAATATCATAAATTCGTCTAGCTTCTTCAGGGTCTTGCAGCTTAAAGTACGCCACCCATTCCATCATCTCACTAGCGTCCATCTTCTTAGCCATCTCCGCGACAGTCATACCAAGCTCTTTAGCTAGGGAGAAGGCAAATTTACGAAGGGGACGCCTTGTTAGTTTTTTGCTAGATTTTCTACATCGTCAGCTTTCTGTTTATTAAGCTCTAATATCTCATTTACTAAGTAGAACAGATTCTTAGAACTCTTTTGTTTTAGCAGTTCTAAATCATCTATATTAAACAGCTTGCTGTTGTTATCATCTACGCATGCAGCTAATATTAAATGCAGAGCCATGTCTATTTCTTTCGGCTCAGTTGCTATAAATGCATCGTATTCTAATTGTTCATGAACAGAGAGGGCACGGATTTTAACGTCTCCGCCCCATTCAGGCATAGCAACAAACTTTTCCTTCAGGTCATTACTAGCAAATATTTGATGTTTATTAATTGACATTTATAGCGCCTCTTAGGACCACGCAGGCTCACCTGTGACACGTAATGTAACAGTACCCATTGCAACGTTATCAGCATCAGCTGAAACTTCCATTGATAGCACATACACTGTTGCAGTCCATACATTCTTAGTTACAGTTGGATTGGTAGCTGGTAGGGTTATAATGAACTGTTGTGGTGTTTGTCCATCCATAGCATTATACAAAGCAATCTGCCCAGCGTCATCTAAGTTCCAGTTGATGTTAAGAGTGACAGTACCGAAGTCTTGCAACCCCATTCTGAACTCACGAGCTGTACTAGCTAATGTTGTTACGTCTATTTCAGCAGCTTTTCCTGAGCCTATACCTGAAACTGATTTAACACCTGCGATAGCGATAGGCGTAGAACCACCTACTGTGTCTGTTGAAAATGTTGTACCTTGAGCTAAAATAGCGGGAGCTGCCATTTCTTATTTCCTCTAATTAAAGTTAATGTTGGTGGTGATTATGCTACGCAAAGGTAGTTTACTTCTACATAGCAATGACACCAAGATTCGATTTGCTGTACTGGTGAGATGCTAATATTCTGGATATGTACAATAGTACCACTTGATACTAAGCTCTGGCGTCTAAAGCCATCTCTTATTATGTCTGCAAGTAGTAGTATTGGAGCTGTTCCTTTCTTTAACTGCGTGTATATATCTATCTGATACAAGCCTTGGTGCATGTCTTCGTCATTTAATGTAAGCAGTGTAGACCGTGCTGGCAGTAGTGTTGGTCTTAGATATGACACACCTTGTGCCGGAGTATTCTGTGTATTTTGATAAAAGATTGTAGGTAGGCCAGATAATGAAGCGAGCTTTGCATTTAATGCATTCTGGATGTTGTTGAATGTACTCATACGTTATATTTCCGTCTTACTTCATCTAGTATATTGCCAAACTCTTTTAAGCTGATTCGCATCATTCCGTAAGGGGCTTGTGTACTATGTGAGCCTGTTTCAACCCTAAGTGCGTAAGGCTGTAAATTCTGTATTGTTACTTCGTTATCAGCGTTAGTTATTGTCCAGCTGGCTTTTAATGTACCGGGAACGTATCCTGCATGCGCTGGCCAATTCCAAAGTGCTGGGTTACCAACTGGTGTCCGTTCTACAATATTATCGTAGAGCTTTTGGCTAGCTTCGTGTACAACCTTAATACTGTCTTTGAGTACTATGTTGCACTGCCCTGTAAATTTAGATTCCCACGCTTTAATATCTACTGGCATTATTGTCTCAACTGTACTTTGTACATTATGTTAGAGCCTTGTGCTGTAACTGTCTGTATACTAATGGCTGTGAACACTTTAGTTCCAACAGTGAATATATCATTAACTAGTGGCTCAGTGGTGGAGTAGAACAGAAGGAGTGTATCGTCTTGTCTAATTAATGTTCCATCTATCTGTGATGTCTTATAAGCAGAGGGATAACCCATGCCTGTATAAGTTGTATCTGTCCCTTCAGTAACAACGCCTGTAGCTGGCGTAAACGATGCTACAACGTCCCTAGTAACTGAAACACTTTGCCCAAACTGTGTTAACATACTCAGAGCAGTTCCACGCATATCTGATGCAAAGCTCATACTATCCACGTCCTACGTTAACAACATTACCACTGTTACCACCACCAGCTAATAGTTTCCACATAACATTCTTAATCTTACGATTGATTTCGTATTGTGGAGAGCCGGGCTGATATTCTATCTCTAATGTATCAACTTTCTGTCTAAGCACTTGTACAGGAATATTTTGCATTGGGTCGTTCCCTTGGTCAATGGCTATAATGCATTCAGCAAGGCCTTTCTTCAAATCGTTTGGGATGATGTTTGAATCTAAGTAGTACCCGTCAATTATAACGTTATATCTAGGCCATTGTAAGCCTTGGTCACGTGTAAGCTTCGATCCTTTGTATGACAATGTTTCGATATAGTCCATAGCTTTGATAATCAAAACACTAACAGATGTTTGGAATGTATACTGTCTATCTTTAGCGTATTGAATAACATCAGCAACAGATAGATAACTATTAGCACCAGATGTGTTGTTCCCGGTTTCTACGATAATACTTGTTATACTCATAATGTCACCCCGGGATACACTGTAATAGTGCCTTGTATAATTCTTGATTTAACAATGCCAACTGTCTGCACTACATCATACACTAGCATCATAGTTTCACTAGGGCCATCCCCCGGAGCAAACAAAGAAGCTGTCTGGACGTTAGTCAGTGATAATGTAAAAGTACCTGTCGTCTGATCAACAGCTTTTGTAACAGTGAATGATACTAAGGCATCTGGGTCGGCTGCTGATGATTTAATCATTGAGCTAAATGAATATGTTGTTATATCAATAGCTACATCGTCACTATCTTTCAATGTTATCGTCTGTGCAAAGTCTGCACCGCATTCTATTTCTAAATTTAATGTAGCTGCTGTCATATCTTTATATTCTCGTAAGTACTACGCTTCAAGCCTAGCTTTAATAATTAAAGCACACTCTTGAGCACGTTCTAAGGACATTGGAACAAAGCCTTCACACTCTGGGTCAAACTCTTGGTATACACTACCCACTTGATACCCATACCCGTGTGGTAGGTTCATTATCTCTATTTCTATTTCCATAGCTCTATCCTATATGATTAATATACGGACTAAATCAGTTGATGAATGCCGTTGTACGTATAGAAATTGTATCTCTGTAGCCCCGTCCATATATGGAAGAATGAATGCCTTATTACCTACCACAGCATTACCACCCAATGCCACTTGGTTTGTATTTGTTGAAAATGGAAGTAGTCTGTTCTTATCTACATCAAATCTAAATATACGTCCAGTTGCTTCTTTGTTTATATAAATAGTGCCGTCCATATCTACTGAGTTACTACCTGAAGCGAATGTCTCTTGTTGCCCACCATAAGGGATTGCTGATATCCATGTATTAGCTGCTATGTCATATATATCTAATGTTGATGTAGCACCACCACGTAAGCAGTATATGTATCTTCCATTCTGTTTAAAAACTGTATTATTGTAATGATTGGAAGCTGTTTCTAATCCACTCCATTCAGCTACACCGTCAATCCAATCTGCCGTGCCGCCTGCTGCGGATGCTCCAGCTCTAGCCGCTGTTGGGGAGAGTGTACTCCATGTATTTGTAGAGACTACGAATTTATATAATGTAACAGCGTTGTTTCCAAGCAGGTACATGTTGTCATCATTACCCTCAATAGAGTAGACACTAGTGGCATCTGGGGTTACAGTCCAAGCGGCTGATACTGTCAGCGCTGTGCCTGTGTTTGAGGCGATACTTCTAATCTGACCTTTGCCTGTACCTGCTGTAATCCTCACTTGATAATTAGCCCACATATTAGTAGCCCAAGCTTTAGCGGAATTTGTAAGTGTTGTCGATGCTCCTGCTGTTGCTGTGCCTGTAGCGAACTGAGCAGCACTTCCTAATGTAGACACTAACTGAGCATCAGTACCCCAAGCAGTCGGTAAACCAGTTACTGAACGACCAGTCCAAGCATTGGTAGCTATGTCGTATACGGAGAAGCCTACAGCTACAGTCCCAGCATTGAAAAACCAGAGAGAACCAGAATACACTTGATACTGTGTTGTTGCATCAAAAGCAACACCATTTGCAGGGGTTACGGTAATTACAGCATTGGCACCTAATGTGTTACTTGCTACCGTACCTTCATACCCAATGCCTGTGCCTGCAACAACTCGTATACGTTGACCTGTAAGTTGACGAGTAATTGTTCTATTACTTGTTAATGTTGTTGTAGTGCCTGCTGTTGCTGTCTGTGTAAACACACCGCCCATAGCACCAAGACCACGGAAGTGACCGCAGGAGCCATTAGCGAAGGTTCCAGCAATACCGGAGTTGGGGAGCTGTTGCCAAGCATCTTCCTGCCCCTCATACATATATACTGCAGAAGCACCGGCAACAAAGAAAGCCTTCGCACCATTAACTAGGTCAAATTTATCTGAAACAGAGAATCCACCGGCATTTGTTGCTGCTGGGGCTGAGGTGCAAGCTTCCCACACTTTACGGTGTAAGAGTTTTTTAAGATTATTTGTTAAAGCCATCTATGACACCACTATGTTGTTATATATATGCTGTGTTCCAGCCATTATTTGACTACGGGCAACTGTTAAGGCTTCTTGACCACCAATTTGTGTCTGAGTTGTAACAGTATTTATTGTACCTACTGTCGTAACTGTCGCTAGTGTCTGAGCTGCTGATATACCAACGCTTCCAGCCTCAATACTAATAGCAGCTTGTTTGTTTGCTGTAAGTCTAGGTAGAGCATTGTATAATGCGGACATAAGGCCTAATAGGTTCTCGTTCAAATCACTGATATTCTGTTGCAGTGCTTGTATAGCAACTAGAGTTGTGTTGACGTCATCTACAGATGTTTTAACATCCTGTACAGAGCTATCTAGTGCTATGTCACCAAAAGCATTTACTAATGCCATATTATATTCCGTCCTCAATCCACAGAGTTAGATTACCGCCTGATGTATCCCACCAAACATATTGGGCATCTGATGGCTGTGTAGTTTGTATGTATGTTTGTATTGAGCTACCACCACCGCTTTGGTCAACCCACTGCGTGTTGTAGTCAGTACTATTTATCTTAGCTAACACCTGCCCAGCAGTACCGCCCGCAGGAACTCCAACACCGTCTGCTCCATCAACTCCATTCGTGCCATTGGTTCCGTTAGTTCCAGCGGCCCCTGTAGCTCCTTGAACACCCTGCTCACCCTGAACCCCTTGAATGCCTTGTATCCCTTGGCTGCCAGTTGCTCCGGTGGCCCCTTGAATTCCTTGTGGGCCTGTAGCACCTGTCTCGCCTTGAATACCCTGAGAGCCTGTAGCCCCCGTAGGGCCTTGAGGTCCAATAGGGCCGCTATTGCTAATAGTTGTATTCTGTACAGTAGTACTTGTAGTGATGTTGGCGGCTGGTGTTGTCTGTACAACAATAATAGCTGGGTCGGACATGTGTATTTTAGCCTAAGAAGAAGAATAACAATTTATAAAAGAGCCTCTTTCGAAGCCCTTTGAAAATTACTAGCCTAAATGAATTGCTGCGAAATCTGGTAACCAAACTTTATAGCCGTACAAGCAACCAATTTCAATCATAGATTTTTTGAAACCTACATAATGAGACAGAGTGAATGCTAAGCCAGAAACTGGGTCTTGAACAACCATCATATCTTTAGCAGCATCACCACCTTCAGGAAGAGCTAATGGACGGATACCAAGCTCAACTGCATCACGATGTAATACAACGTTACGTCTAGCAGCAGCATTAACAGTAATTGCTAAGTTATCAGCAGCAGCTTCCATGATTGGAGAGTTGATAGTGAAAGAACCACCAGACAAAGCAGTAGCAACAACATACTTATAGTTACCGATAGTTACTACGTCACCAGCAAGAATAGTACCAGTTCCGCCGTCTACAGTGACAGTTAGAGCACCAACAGCTAAAGCACCATTAAGTAAGTAAGAAGCACCAGTACCTGCAGCAGGTTTACCAACTTGACCAGAACGTAATAAGTTAACGTTATAAATCTCACCAAGTTTACCACGGCGTAACATTTCAGAACTACCAGACTCATTAACTTTATATAAGGCTGAAAGATTTTGAATGTTTACAGCAGCAGTGGTATCGTATATTGCATTGATTTGACCGTCATCTGGGCAACCACGATCCAACAACAATTTCATGATGTTAGGAACATCGTTCATGTTAGACGCGAATGGGGTAGTACCAGCAGTACCGTATGCTTGACCAGCACCTGCAGAAATAGCAGCCATTAAATCTAATTCTATTTTATTACATATAGAACGCATGGCTTGCTGAATTTGATTACCGTAAACTGTTTGATAACCAGCTCCGTTGTTCAAATGTCTTTGATCTTCGCCAGTGTAAGGGATTTGAATCGAAGCGTAGGTGTCTAAAGACATAGTCTTATTGTCTACAGTTTGATCAGTACCTTCTGGGATGGTCATTGATGGATTATAGGTGGTTGAAACCACTTGTGGGCGAGTGAAAGAAGATCTTACGATGTCGCCTTTGGCTGCAGCTTGTGCACCTGAGTTGATTTTAACTGCATTGATACCACCTACTAGTTCGCGTCCAACGCGTTCCGCAGCTTCGTACACATCAGCAGCTAAGTTATTAAAAACGTTTGCCATTTATTTTATTCCTATTATTAAAAATTGGTTGACTATTACTAGTCGGAAATTTTACCATTCTTAGAGAGGAATTGTCTGCGAGCTTCCTGACTCATTGCATTAAATTCTGCTCTAGCGATTGTTTTATCTGCTTGTGGCGCACTGCGCGCATTGCCGGGAGCACTGCCACCGGTTGATAAGTTACCACCTAGTAACGGACTATAACGAGCATCTGATTCAAATTGTCTCTTAATGCTTGCTATAACGTCACCTTCTAAGTTGCCCATTTCATCAGCTAAGGAGCTAACATTGTCAGCTATAAAACGTCTTAAAAGCACAGCTTTATTGGCGTCCCCTTTTGCTAAATCATTTGCAATTTCAGCAGCGGTTAATTCTATTTTATCTTTACGTCTGTCTTGTTTATCTTGATGTAATTGTTGTTCTAGTTTCTTATATTCTTCATCACGTTGTTTGAACAGTTTTTCATACTCACCATCACGTAATGCTTTCTCATGTTCAATTCTTTTAGCTTCTTTTAAGGCTTCTTCACGTTGGGCTTTGGCAGACTTTGTTTCTTTGTATAACTCGTCTTTCTTAGCTCTTACTAGCTCAAGTTCAGCCTTTGTTTTTTCAAGTTCAGCTTTATAATCTATCTCTTGTACTACAGCTTCTTGCTCAACTACATCATCTTTTATTTCTTCAGTCATTGTTCTCATCCACAGGATTAAACTTCTCATCAAGCTCACAGAGCTCTTTTATTGTGAACTGCCCGTTTCCGTACAGCTCGTTATTGTTGACATCATCAACAAATTCTTTTGGTTGTGTTGCTAGCCATTTGGCTAAGGGGGAATTAGGCTTCATCTTGGTCATCAATGATGGGGACTAGTGAACACCCACATCTATAGTGCATTGGTATCATACTATCAACCTCTTCCGGGTCGTAGGGTCCATCATCTGCCATGGCTTGACAATCTGCGCAGTTGTCCAGTTCTAAATCTAACACCCAGTCCACTTGTAAATTATTTATGTCAGACACTTGATTACGCATAAAGTTTGCAGTACCGAGGATTACTAGGGAAGCTAGAGCTAGATTTTGTGTACTGAAGAGTCCATCTGTTTTTTCTTGTATTTGTTGTAGGGCGTCTTCTTCGTCTACATCTTGGATATCTAAATCACTAACTAATTGTGCGTACTGAGCTGCTTTGATTTCTGCGAATTTTTTATAGGTGTTTGAAATAGTAAGAGGAGTTGCTTGTGCTGTAGCTTTCACTTTAATTTCTGGTATTATACCATTGATATCATCTTTTGTCAAGTACTTTACAGAATTATTACTATATTGACTTAATTTATCTGCTGTATACTTAGACTCATAATGCGCTAAATCTGAAACCATCTCCATAGCAGTTTTTGGTAGCTTGTCTAATTCTTGTTGCAGCCTCAATTGCAGGAACGCTGGGTTTCTGTTCCTAACAGCTTTTATTACAATCTTATGTGCTTTATCAATAACAGCTTTAGTCTTCTTAGCCTGTGTCTTAATCAGTCTCGTCAGCAACAGCTGGTGTCGAAGGATTTGATTTCGTAGAGACATTCATAGCACCTCGTAATGGGTCATAGCTTAGGTCGGCTTTATTTGAGATTTCTTCGTTACTTACAGTGTCACTAATAAACCCTGTTTTCCTGCCGTAGTCTAATATTTCATCACTGCTTATTATACCACGGTCAAACAAGAGGATTTGTTGTGCTAGTAAGTTAGCGTCCGCTGTTTCTTCGAAATACACATCGTTCAGTTTAAACTCTACAGCTTGCGGATTGGCTCCCATGAATTGGCAAATAAGTTCTATAGAGTATTCTATAGCTTCTTCGGCATTAGCGGCTAATGTAACTAAGGCACTATTCTGTGATCCGTAGCGTACGCGGACGGCCTCAGCGGTCTCACGACCCCCGCTTGGTGCAATAAGTCTAGCGCCAATATACGCTGCTTGTTCAATCTTTTCTTTCATAGCCTGAGCTACTAGTTGATTGGGACTTGCTTGTAATAGGGAGGCATTACCGCCACCTTGCAATACTAGTCCTTTACGACTACCCATCATCACGCCATTGGAGTTTGCGCTGTCGAAATCGTCTTTACTAGCTTCACCAATGTTGATAACAATTGTAGGCTGACCAGTGATAAATATACTTTCTTCGTAGTCTGCTGAGTTGCGATAATGACCTAAGTTAATAACTGACATATCGTACAAAGGTTGGTAGTCGACAGCAGAATCATTATTCTCGCTTCCTACAAAAATGAATGGGATGCGAGAGAATGGTTGACCGTTGAAATCAACTGGTGTAATGACATTAATTAAATCTTCTTCATCATTAAACAACCATTGTTGGTAAACTTTACTACCATCTTGGTCTACAAGCATTAGTGCTCTATAGGACTTAACAGTTTCTTGACTGAATGGGTCATCAGAATCAACTTGCACGTCTTCACATAACACAATAACCGTATTGACATACTCACCATTAACCAACTCACTTTTCCAATTGATAATAGATTCTGCGCAATAGGGTTTGATGTATGCTTTCCCACCGTCATCGTAATAATCTACTAATAGTCCGTAACGACCTGTCTGGAGTAAGTCGCCAATTAGTTTTTGGGAGAACTGAAGCAGGGAAATACCACTACCTGTTATATCATCATCAATATAATCAATCTCAGGTGGAAGTGAATACTGTGGGTCTTTACGGAATACAAGGCCAGTGAGTCCGGCTTTTGTAAACGCAGTGAAATTGGTTAATATGGCGTCTGCTCTATACTGTTTAGTACGAGCATCGTCATTGATGTCTGGAGATCTTATATATTTAGCTGCATCATTCTTAACAATGGCTCTAACGAGATCCCATCGCTGTAATGCCTCTTTATAGTCTAAGTGCTGAGTGCTTACTTTCATGTGTTATGTTCTCTTTTGCGCAAAAGAAAAATCAATCTTAAATAGCTTTGGTTTAGGCCCCATCTCGTACACTAGGGGATAAGTTGTAGCATCGTTCTGGTGGTCATATCCACTCTTCTTGTCTGGCTTACCATTTGTAGCGTAAGGCTGGTTTACTAAACATCTGCTCACTGTGGGGCATCGTCTTTGGTTGACATACACACGCCCATCAGCAAAGCCTTTGTTTGCAGCGTCGATTCTGTCTTGTATTGCAGCATTCTTGTTCTTACTAAATGACCGTATCAAGAAGCCTCTATCTTGTAATTCTCTTATAGCTGAGTAGCTGGCATTAGCGTTAGATCTATTACCACCGGTGCTGTCTGGGTACATAGTGATGAGATGTCCTTTCTTGGCCCATCTTTCATATATAAGTTGCGCAAGTGTGGCAGCGTCCCGGACACCTGTGAGTTCCTCTACAGCGTGCCATTCTCTCCCGCCGTTGCGTTTAACAAACACTGTTGCGCTCGTATTATCAACGTTAAAGTCACAGCCTATGTATAATGGCTCTGTGCCCGTAATTTCTTCGCTTGAATCATGTAAGTCTGGGTTGTAATTAAAATACACGCTCAGGCTTTGCATGTTGACGAATTCCCCGTTCAAATAAGCATTTGCTACGTGAGCTGGAAATCTATCTCGTATTTGTTGTAAGTATTTGCTAGTTACTGTAGGGTTATCTGCTGTACGACCTTTAACTTGTTTGTAGTCTGGATGGTCTCTTAGTTCCCAGTTACGGTAGCAGAAAGACGAGTTATACAAAGAAACAAAGTCTGCCAAAGCCCAACGTGAAGAAGCC